ATGACTGCCCCGACAGTTATCCCGACAGAAACCGGCGGCGAACAGCACCTTTCCATCCTTGCTCAAGACGCCGCCGAAGCCCTCATCGCCCTCGGCTGGCCGGTGATTCCGCACGGGCCCGACATGGACCGCTGGCAGATCGGCGACCTGATCTGGACCGACGACGAGCTGATGGGCCTTGCCGCGCGGCATGGCGTTCGACCGGCGTCGGACCGGGTGCAGTAGGTGGCCGACGTCCCGCCGCTTCGAGGCAAGCAGCTAGCGGCCCTGCGCGCCATCGCGTCGACACCCGGCGGGCTGCGGATCACCGCCTACCCGAGCGCGATGCCGCTTCTGGTGCAGATGCGGCTGGTCGAGGAGCGCCCTACTTCACGAACCGCGCACCGGGAGGCCCGGGCGTGGTTTCTCACCGTCGAGGGGCGGGAAACTGTGAGAGCCTACGGGCGGGACGAGGCTTAGTCCTTCTCCCTCGGTTGGCTCGCCTTCTCGACAGCGTCCAACGCCATCTCAATCAGCATTCGAGCCGCTTCCGATTTATTCGGGATGGGCCGTTGCTGTGCACGCCACTCTTCCAACCGCCGCAAAAGCTCTTGCGGCAAGGTTGGGGCGAGATGCCGGTGGCGCGGAGGTCCAGGCGCACGCGCCCCTTCATCGTAAAATCGCTCTGCGGCCTTCGCGATTGCGGTCGTGGCCTCGTCAGGCGTCACAGCGAACCGTTCTTCCCCGAGCGCTTTGTCGCGCAGCATCCAATGCGCGAGCCGTTCGATCTGACGGGCGTCCGACGTAGCTACAACGACGAACCCGTGAACCTTGAGACGCGGCTTGCCGCGCTCACTCAGCGCCGCCGCACGAACATTCGGAGCATAGGAGAAGCCGATCTTCTGAGGGCCGCCGTCGTTGCCGATGGCGTAGATCGCCGAGTACTCGCGTTCGACCAAAGGGCGGGTCATCGGCGCTTGGCCTCCGCAGCCAGCCCAAGCTCTACCAGCCGCCGGATTGCCGCCGACATATTCGGCACCGGCCTTTGGCTCGCCCTCCATTCCTCCACGAGATCCAGCCACGAGCGCGGTGCGATCAACTGCACGCGCTCCGTCGTGCTGTCCTTGTCCAACTTGGGCCGCATCCGCTCTTCCGCACGAACTTTTCTCGACCGGATCATTACGTCGCCCTTGCGCTAGATGCCAATGGTGTGTAGTTTACACCTTATTGGCATATAACGCAACGACGGAGCCTGCCATGACCGATCCTCACATGATCTCCGACGCCGCGCTCGACGCTCTCTACAGCGACGACGACACGCTGGCCCGCGCCTTCGCCTGCGAGCACACGGGCGACATGACTCGCGAGACGTGGGCTCGCATCCAGGCCGACAAGCCCGCGCAGGCGCGCCCCTTCTTGCTGGCCCTGAAGCGCGGCCTCTACCGCGAGACGGGCGAGTACACGCAGGCCGCCCTCAACGCTCGCATGGCCCGCAAGCCGCGACCGAAGGCTCGGCCGATGGCCGGTCCTTGGTGCGGCTGGCGCTGAGGGCTGACGCGATGGCCGACGAGCAACTGATTGATATGGCCTCCCGCCTAGAGCGGAAGGCGCACGACATCCGAGCCGATGGAACTCGTCACTGCGGCCCCGTCGCGGAGAAAGAGCGCGCAATCCGAGAAGCCGATGCTCTGCTTGATGAGGCCCGGAAGATCAGGGCCATCGCAGAGCGTCGCGCCGCTAATCTCTAACCCATCCCCCTCACTCACAGAGCGCGAACGATGGCCGATAAAGTATACCCCGAAGGCGTGACCTCACAGGATCACGCCCAGCACGACCTGAAGATGGGGAGATCCCCTAATCAGTCTTCGGTGGAGACGTTTCTGAAGGAGCGGGAGGTCTTGGCTGCTCAGGAGAAGGTCGCGCATCTGCCGGGCCGTGAAGATCTGGCGCTTGTACCGGTTCCAGCCGCTGTCTCTGAGTGTCTGGGCTTCTTCGCTTCCGTCATCAAATCGGGCGAGCCGTGGACCGAAACGTGTGAGGAAATGTACGCGAAGGCAAAGGCCGCGATGGCCGGAAGCGCAGCAGCACCCTGAAACGCGAAAAGAGCGCCCCAGGCCGAAGCCAGGGGCGCCCGCGTGGGTGTTGACGGATGTTAACGGCCGCTCAGTGCATCAGGCCGATCTTCGACAGCACCACCGAACCAAAGGCCGAGACCGCTCCGGCCACCGCACCCCAGACCCGCTTTTCCATCGTGTCGAGGCGCTTCTCGGCGGCGTCGATCCGCTCGTGCAGCGCCTTGTTGTCCTTTTCGATCTCGGAGCGCGGAACGAAGGTCGCGATCGCCTGCATCACGTTGGTGTGCCGCGCTTCGGCCGCTGCCTGCGCCGACTGGCCAGCGGCGACGAGAGAGTTCTGCCGCTCCTCGATGCGAGCCAGGGCGATCAGGATGCGGGTATCGGAGTTCGCCTCGGCGCCCCCCTCGTATCCGGCGGACATGGCAAGGGGATTCCTTTCGGTTCGGGCGCGTTTGAGCAGGCCTTCACCGAGGCCGGGCGGGACAGGCGGTGTCACGCGCGCGGCGACACCTTCAGCGATGAGCTCGAGCCCTTTTCGGGGCACGGACGGCCGACGCCTGCGCGGCGGGCTGGCGTCGGTCATGACGGGCTCCGAGGCCTACTTGCCGAAGATCCGGCGGACAGTCGGCGCGACACCAGCCACGCCGATCACGGAGAGCACGATGGTGTTTTCCATCTTGTCGTAGGGGTCGGGAAGCGTCGCGATCTTCCAGTGAAACAGGAAGGTCGAGTCCAGCACGATCGCGCCGAAGTGGATCATGCAGAGCCCGAACGCCGTCGGGATCATCCAGGCCGTCCATGGCGAAAGGTGCTGTGCGGCGCGCTCCTGCGCGATGACCTTCCGCTCCTCGACATAGGCGGCGAGTTGCGCCTGCGAGACCGAGACATCGCCGGTCACGTTCTGCCCGTTCGTCAGCACCGCGTTGTCGGAGCGCTTGTTCAGGTAGGCGACGACCGCGCTGGCAAAGCCGGGCCCAAACAGCTTCAGCAGGAAGCCGCCGATCGCAGCGAGGGCGCCCATCAGTGCGCGGCCCCGTCGGGACCATCACCGGGGCGCGGGCCCGGCGGTTTGGCGGCCTCGCGGATGTTCTTCAGGATCGGGGGCAGGGCGAGGCGGGCGAGCGCCAGGCCGGAGCCGATCCGCGCGCCGTACCCGGCATATTCCGGCGGCAGCACGGACGCCCAATCGAAGCCGACCACCGCGTTCAGCACGTCGGGCAGGGCGAACAGGACCGCGAGCAGGTAGAGCCGCACGCCGACGAGGCGCGCGTTGATGCGCTGGACGAGGTTCATCTCAGGCGGCCTTTCGGGACAGCAGGGCGTGGACGCGGGACCAGAAGCCGGGCGCCGTCGGTGCAGGGCTCGGCGCATGAAAAAGCCCGCCGGAGGGGGCGGGCTGGGGGGAGGCTGGGGAGCTAATCTGAGGAGCTGGCGAGCTGCTCATGTTCGCCATTGGCGAGAGCGGATCGGGCACCTTCGGCGGTGGAGCTGGATCCGGGACCCGCACCGAGGCGATCAGCGCCACCCGAAACTGCGCGTGGTAGCCCGCGATCAGCGCGTCGCAGTCCGTGCCGTTGATGATCCGACGAGCGCCCTTCGGATCGGAGCGACCGGGCACGAAGTAGTCCCCGAGCTTCTTGCCCGTGAACCACCCCTCAATCATCCCGAAGAACAGGATCGCCGCCGCCACGTCGGGCCGCATCGCGAGGGCGGGCGTCTTCACCAGGTCCTCGCTCGGCTTCAGGATCCCGCGCGCGCGCAGCTCCTTCGTGGCCTTGGCATAGTTCGCCTGCCACGTGAGCTGCACGAAGCCCCGCCCCCAGAACCCCGTGGGCCCGTAGCTTCTGCCCCGGCCGCGCCCGATCTCCTCGATGGGCCGCATCGTCCGTGCCGTCTCATGGAACGTGGTCGCGAGACAGTAGGCCGTCTTCTCGACGCCGAGATCCGGCGGGCAGGCGTCGAGGATCGCCTCCATGCCGGCGACCTGCGGCGCGGTCAGATGTCCGGCGAACGGCTGGCGGCGCACCGCGTCGAAGAACTTCGCGCGGTCGAGATCAATGCTCATGTCGTGGAGTCCGCACACATAAAAAAGACCGCACAGGGCGGCCAGGACGGGCGACATTTCAGGGTGGCAGGAGCGAAGGCGCGTTAGAGCGCGGCCTCGTATCGGATTTGCAGCGCCAGGGAGTTGCCGTTGGCGGCCGGGTACGCGCCCGCGTAATCGAACACCTGCGCCGTGCTCGTGTTGCCCGGCAGTAGGACCGTGAGCTGCTTGCCACCGATGACGATGCCAGTGCCCACGTTCGAGGCCCCAGCGACGGCAGGGAATGGCAGGGTGAACGACAGATACCCGGCACCCGTCCCGTTGTTCGCGATCTGCACCTGCACCTTTGCCGTCACCCATCGGGTGCCGGGATCGATCGTATAGGCAGCGCCTTGGACCGTGGATGTGGTGATCGTGCCGCTCAGCGACCCGATGGTCGGGGTGTAGTTGGTCGATGCCGCGCGTGGCTGCGGCGCCAACGTGCCCTGGTAGGTCAGGGAGCCACCGGTCAAGTTGAGCGCCGAGAGCCCGCCAATCGTTCCCGGCCAGATCAAGCTCACATTGGAGTAGGTATTGTTCTGCCCCGTCGTGAGGTCGGCATACCCCCACTGGTTCGTGTTGCCTTCCACGTCGTCATTCTGACCACCGCCATAGACTTCGCTCGTGGTCGAGAAGTTGCGCGTGTTGCCGTAGATGATCCGCCCGGCCGTGTCCGCGAGGCTTCCGCCCTGGCCCGTGTCGTTGGCCGCGAGATTGTATCCGGCGATCCGGTTGTGATCCGCCTGCCCGCCGTCCACGCCACTGAGCTTCACCGGGGCGCTGATGAACGACCGATAGGTGTTGTGGTGCTCCTTGTATTTCGTCACGACGGGGAAGCCCAAGGTGCCGTCCACGTTGATGCCGGTGAGGCCGATGGTCTGCCCGTTGAACGTGTTGTCGTGGATCGTAATGCCGCTGATGATCCCGGCGTCCGCCGAAGTTCGCGTCATATAGATCCCGTTATTATTGCTCTCATCAATGTTGCTGTTTGAAATCGCGATGTTCGTGATGTAGTTCAGCGCACCCGTCGCAGGCTTGCGCGAGATCATCGCGATGGCGCTGTCGGCGTACCCCGCTAGAATACCTTTATTGATCGCGCCGTCTTCGAGGCTTTCGAGCAGGATCCCGTACTGGGGGCCGATGCGGCGCGTGGACGTGTACTGCTTGCCACCGACCGTGTACGTCTGAGAGGGCAGGACGTTGCCGCCGTACATGGTGAAGTTGCTGATATATCCGGATGTGTTGTGCCCAAAGATTGGGGACGATGCGAACCGGATATGCGCGATACCTTCCTGCGCAGTCGGGTCGTTGATGTTCCACACGCCGCCGTACAGGAATATGCTGTCGATGACGGTGCTGGCACTTCCCGAGATGTTGAAGAAGTACGGCATGCCGTACCCGCCCAGATCTCGAAAGACCATGTGCTGGCCGCCGACCGCGCTGATGTGCGCTTGCCCGCCAGTGAGCTTGTTCGTCAGCGGGCCGGATGTGTAGCCGAGGCGCCCAGCGTGGGTGAACCAAATCCCCTCGACGTGAGCCGCGCCCGCGCCCTTCGTGATATCGGTCGGATCCCCGATCTGTAGCGTGTCGCCCGTGTTCGACAGGTCGTGGTTGAACTGGACTGCCTGCAAGCCGCCGAACCCGATCAGCCGCTGGTTCAGCTTCGGCATCCGGACAGTGGATTTGAGGTTCAGGATCAGGAGCTGCTGGCCGCGCGGCGGATGCAGCGCGACGCCGGTTTCCTTGAGCAGAGCTGCATTCAGGGCCGGGGCGTCATCGCCGTTATAGCCCGGCGCGGCCCGCGCCTTGAGGATATCCGGCACCGCATCGTAGAGGCCACTGGCCGCCAAGTCCGCGAGCGACCGCATGTCCGTCCCGCCGGTCGGCAGCGCCGTGAACGCCGAGGCGTCGCCAGTCGAGCCCGGTCCCTGAAGCTGGATGACATTCGGCGTCAGCTTCCAGCCCTTGCCGACTGTGTCGAGGCAGCCGAGCGAGATCATCGCATTGCTGGTGCGATCGCGCGCCGCGAGCTGGCGGCAGGCACCGGAATTCTGGAGCCCGAGTTCAGGCAGCGTGAAGCTCTGGGCCGCGACGGGCCCAGTGAGCAGCGCGAGCGCTACGAGCGCCCGAGAGATCAGTCGGAGCATCGGGCCGTTCACTTCGGCTGGAGGGCGGATTGGGTGAGCAGGTTCGCGACCTGGACGCTCGTCAGGCCGAGCGTTGCGGTCACGAAGGTGAGGAGCGCACACCCCGGAGTGACGAAGTTCGTCAGGCGGAAAGCCCGGTTCGTCGGGTCGCTGGGATCGGACGGAACCGCAGCCTGTACCGTGGCCGAGGCGCCTGGAATCAGGGCCTCCAGAGCGGCGAAAAATTGCGCCGGGGACGGGGGCGTATCAATCGTGACTGTGCCCCCCTGGCGCCCCAGCACCAAGCCACCACCCGGCGAGCGCAGATCAATCGGGAAGGTTGGACGGATCGGATAGCTCGACATGCAGCGGCCTCAGGCAAATTCGATCGGCTCGCGGAAGATCTCTTCCGTCTCCGGGCCGATCGTGACCGCCACGCGCACGTCGTAGAGGCCGGGAGGAAAGGTGAGCAGCGAGCCGGCCGGGAAGACCGCCTCGAGGATGCCGGGGTTCGAGATCGCGAGCGTGCCGGTGGAAAGCGCCGCCGAGAGCACCGGCTGCGGCTCCGAGCTGCATCCGCTCCAGCATTCGCCCCACCCATGGTGGCGGGCGTCGCGAGGCGTCACCGTCAGCAGGATCTCGGAGCAGTTGGAGAAGTCGATCAGCCCCGCATCGGTGACGTCGAGGCGTCCGAGCGCGTCGGACCACCGGAAGACGTGCCGAAACCGCCATTGTCCGCCGCGGGGGCGAGCGCCGAGCGTGTTCATGAAGGACGGCATCGGCGTCAGACCTTCATGTAGAAGGTGCCGAGGCGGGTCGGCTGGAGGTTGGGGTGGGCCTGTCCGGCGCCGAACTGGTTGCCGTGGAAGCCAAGGGTCTGGCCGCCGGCCTCGTCGGTCTGGCCCGTGGAATTCGCCGGTAAGCTGCCGACCGTGATGACGGCCTGCTGTCCGCCGTTGCCGTACGCTTGGTTGATGTTGTGCTTCACGCCGTGCGTGTGCGGCTGCACGTTGTCGATCGTGCCGCTCGGCGTGACCGGCGGGAGCTGATCCACCGACAGGCCGGTGATGGTATCGCCGCCCATCTGGCCGGGGTTCTGCGCGTCACCGATCAGCGAGAACCGCCCGGAGACCGTCCCGGTAGACCCGGCAGCGGCGGCCTGCGAGAGGATGATCGTCGTCCCCGTAATGTCGAGGATGATCGTGCCGAGAGAGACCCCGGTCGCGGTGACCTGCATCCCTGCGACGAGGCGCGAGGCATCCGCGACCTGCGCGGTGGTAGAACCTGCGGTTAGGGCGAGGTTCGTGATCGTCTGCATCCGCCCGGCCGGGCTCGACCCCATGTCGTCGAGGCCGGCGGCGGTGAGCCCCTGCATCGTCGGGATGGTGATCTGCTTGCCGGCCGAGAAATCCGCCGCCGCCGAAGTCCCGCGTCCACCGACGACGGAGACGATACCCTCCGCAAACGTCGTCCAGAGGAAGGTGAACAGCGCGGCGGCCGAGGCGTCGGCGAACTCCGTCGCGCCCGAGCCCTGTGCGCCGATGGTGCGCCCGTTCATCCGGACCCAGCCGGGCAGGATCGCGGCGTCCATCCGCCACTTCACATCGCCGGTCGAGGCGACGCCGTTCGGGTCGACGGTTGGCGCGGGTTCGCCGCCCGATGTGACGACCGGCTCGCCGAGATCATCGTCGAACCAGAGCTGATCGCCGTAGGGGCCGAGGACCTGCTCGGCGTAGAGCCCGGCTGGCAAGAAGACGCGCGGGAACCGGCCCTCGCCATCGGTCTTCACCGGATCCGGCAGCGGCACGGTCAGGCCTGCGTCGGCATAGACCGTCAGCGGGTCGGTCGTGCCGCCCGCGAAGAAATGCGCGTAGGCCGGCAGGCACGGGCGCCCGTTGGCGTCGAGCACCTGCTGGCGCGAGAGCGGCCAGGAAATCGTCATATCGGGGGTCCGGGAACGAAAAAGCCCCGCACGGGGCGGGGCTCGGGGCAGCGCGGCGGGAGGCTCGCGCGCGTCTCGGGACGGTGGCTAAATCCGATGGATTGCCCGTCGGGTCAAGGGGTGGGCCGGGCGCTTGCGACAGCGGCCCGGCCCGGTCATCCTCGGAGGTGCGAAGCTACCGAAGATTGGCACCAGCATATGAAGAAGCCGCCCAGGCGCAAGCCGAAAGGTCTCAAACCCACTGCGCCCAGACCAACAGAAGTCGGATTCCATACGCAGCCCAAACCCCAAGCCACGCAAGAAAGAACGCCGCAGCGAGAAAAAACAGGTTCCAGGCTACGAATTCGAGAGCGCTATAGAACCTTCTGGGCATATGCCGGGCCGATCTTCACCTTGGTTAGTGCTGGAGCGCTGTGGTGGCCCAGCGTGACGATAACAAGCGGTGCTAATCTAGACCCATCCCAGGATTTTCAGACACAAGTTCTAATCAACAACAATGGAAAATCACCAGTCTACGATATGTCCATAACATGCGACCTTGTGGGTGAGGAGGCGTATATCGGCAAGCTTCAAACACCTGAGCGTCCCATACCAAAAATTCCGACGCTGCGCGCTGGTGAAGTTGCATCGCGAGGGTGTCTTGCGGCTAGCAAATACATCACCGGCCTTCAGCTACGGGTCCACGCCGACTTCACGTGGCCAATCATTGGGCGACGAGATCGTGTGACATCATACTTTTCAGTCGAGCGCGGCCCAACCGGAAGCGTGCTGGTGCCACAGGCGAGGCCGACCATCGAAAGGAAGGCAACCATCACCATCCCAGGCGAGCATTAGGATCGCAGATACCCAGATCCCATTCCGATCAGAATGCGTGCCGTGCTACGCTACCCCATGCCCCGCTGGCTCCAGATCACCCTCAGCCTCGGGCGAGTCGCGCCGGAGCGGGCCGTCCGCTCTCTGTGATCACCAGCCCGAGCAACGTGACCTTCTGGCGGCAGCGATAGGCGCCGAGCGCCTTTCCTGGTTCGAGAACCCAGATGAAGGCCGGGCCTGGCACGAAGGCCTCCGGGACTTCCGGGTGCTGCTCCAGCATTGGTTCGATCGAGATCCGGCCCGTGCGCCACATCACAAGAGCGGGTTGCCCCACCGCCGGACGCCGAGCCGTGTCGAAGAAGACTGGGGCCCCGCCTAGGATGATGCATCCGCGTCCGTCCTTCATCGCGGCTGGACGGGGTAGGCTGCGGGTGTGTTCGCGGACCTTCACAGTGGCGGGGGCGGCGAGCGACGCGAGTTTCTGGCGCCGAAGCTCCATGAAAGCCTCAATGAGCGCGCGGCGGACCTGCGGGGCGTTCGGGGCGCGGGAGAGGGCACAAACGCAGAGGGCTTGGCCCTCGGTGAGGTAGAAGGCTCTCCCGGGGCGACCGCCCTTCGCGGAGGTTTGCACGTGGCGCGTGCAAACCTCGCCATAGGTCGCGATCTCGGGGGCCGCTCCCTCAATTAGCTGCCGGATGTTTCGAGCCTGCGCCATTCCGAGATGAGCGCCGAGCACGGTATCAAGGATGCGCGGCTCGCAGTTCACTTCGGTGTCGAGGTCTGCCGCGCAGAGCGCGGGTGTGCTAAGGGTGGCGACAGCCTGTCCCATCGGTCTGCTCCGGGGTGAGAGGTGATGGCCTCCGGCGGTCTGCTCACCGCTCGGAGGCCGCTTAGTTTTCAGGCCGCTCAGTCGTCGGAGCCGGGCTCCGGGTCGCGCCTGATCGCCGTGTATGTGAAGAACTCACCCTGGCGCGGGTCGGCGTACATGGCCGGTACGGTCGGCAGGTTCATCTTGAACCACATTTCCCGACCAGCCTGATTGCCGAAGGTCTGCCGCGCCTCGGTCACTAGCTTCCGCCTTGATGAGAGCGGCTCCTCGGCCGTGACATCGGCCGCTTTCTCGGAAAGGCCGTTGGCCCGCTCGTCGAGGGGGCGCCCATAGAAATGGCGGAACAAGACAGCGTAGCACTCGCGCTTGTAGGCAAGAACGCGCTCACGCGCCTCCTCCTTGACCATCTTGTCGTTGATGCTGAATAGCCACCCGTTCACGAGATCAAGCCGCAGGCAAAACATGTCCTGCACCCCGCCAGCAGAGGGGTATGCCACTTGGCATACCCCTTCAGCCAAAATGGGGTCGGCCTCGATACGATTTCGCTGTTTCTGGGCGTCGAGCCCCAATGAGCGGCATACCGGCGTGACTGCTAGGAACCTCCCATCATCACGCTCAACGGCAAAAAGTGTGTCGTCCTTGAAATCGACGGTGCTAATGGTGCCCATCTGCGGATGCTCCTCATCCGTGGGTTGCGGGACTGCCCTGCAAGGCGGTGTCGTTGGGTCCGGCGGCGGGGGCGTTCGCCTGCAAGCTTCCCCCCGTCGCCGGCTTACCCTCATCGCTGAGGGCGGCCGCGAGGATCATGACGACCTCGCTGTTCATGGAGCGCAGATTGCTCTGAGCCCGCTCGGCGAGTCGCGCTCGCATCCCATCGGGGAACCGAAGCATCAACCTATCGCCGCTGTCGCTAGGGTATCGGGGCCGTGCCATTTTCTCTCCATATCGCCGCGATATGGAGAAGCTACATATCAACTCCATAGCCTGTCAAGCTCCATATCGTGATGATATGGCCTTCCGCATGCGCAAGCCCCGTTCAGAGTACCCGAGCGAACAGGCGGACAAGTTCTTGCTGCGGTTCCCCGACGGCATGCGCGACCGTCTCAAAGCGTTAGCCGAGCAGAACAAGCGGAGCATGAACGCAGAAATCGTCGCGAGGCTGGAGGCTTCCATCCGCAGTCAGGATGAAGAGCTAAAAACATTTATTGCAGCTCAGAAAGAAAATCTTCGCCCCGGAAATCCTGAGCCGTTTAGCCCGACAAAATCTGCAATAGATCATTACCTTAAAATTAAAGACGAACTTACTGATATAAAGTACATGCTCCGCCTTGCTTTAGGCCAGGAAAAACCTCGCCCGGAATGATCTGTCGCGCGACGTTGTCGCCGATCTGCTGGCGGGGCTGGCCTACTGGCTGAACGCGAGAGAGCAGCGCCGCGCGCACTGACGTGCTATAGGGGCGGGATGCCCCGTTGGCTTGAAGTCGCCCTGACGCTCGTCCTCTTCCTGGTCGCGATGGCCGGGGTGACGTGGCTCATCCGTCAGACGGTGCCAGGGTTCAACGCTTGGCTGGGACAAACCCTCGGAGAAGGGCCAGCAACATTGCTCGTTTTCGGGCTTTTGGCGGTCGCAGCCGTGTTCGGCTACTGGCCCCGCGACGCGTCGGGCAAGATGCGGCGGCTGCGCTCGCCTTGGGACTGAAGTAGCGCTTGCACGAGGCGGTCCACGGCCTGCCCGGTCTCCTCGGCTCGGCCACCCGCCGCCGCGCGTGCACCGAGCGCCTCGATGAGCCTGTCCAGCGCCTCGCCGGGGATCATCGTCACGGCGTCGGCCAGCTCGCGATTACGGGCGATGTCCGCCTCCCGTCCGATGGCCTCGGCTCCCGATTTCAGTCCTTTCAGACCCATCGTCGCCGCAGCCGCCTTCGGCCCGCCGACCGCGCCAGCGATGGCAGTAGCCGCATCGGCCGGGTTCGCTCCGACCACGCGCGGCGCCACGTCGTCGGCGGCGCGCTTACGCAGCTCGGTCATGGAGTTGTTCACGATGCGCTGGTGAGAACCATCGAACGCACGCTCCCGCTCGACGGCACCGACGACGCCAGCCGTGGGCCCCTCGCCAAACACGGTATTGAGCCGCGCCCTGTTCCAGTCGCCCTCGCCCTTCACCGCGTCGGCCAGCGCCACGCGGTCGTTGAGCTTCGTCCCGACGAGCCGGTCGATCTCGGTGCGCAGGCCGTCGCGCTGCGCCTGCGCGACCTCGGGGGCCATCTCTGCGGTCTCCTCGGCGAGCTGACCGGGCCGTACCGACTCGCGCCCGCCGTTGAGCAAGGTCTGGCCCCGCCCGAACGCCTCGCGCTGTTGGAAGAACCGTTCGGCCGAGCGGTTGGCGAAGCCGTAGCCCGGCACCTGCGCTTCCAGGGCGCCGTTCAGCGAGCGGCGGGTCAGCGTCAGCGCCCGAAGCTCGCTGTTGCGCGCCGAACCGCCGGGCTGGGCCTGGACGGTGGCGATCATCGCGTCGAGCGCTTCCTTGGCATTGTGAAGGGCCTCGGGGCGCGAGTCGGCGATACGGGTCACGAAGCCGTTGGCATCGACCGGGCCGTCCGTCATCAGCAACTCGCGGGCCCGGCCGAGCGCGGTGGCGGCGCCACCCTTCTCGCGTGCGGCGAGGGTGTCGATCATGCCCAGCGTGTTGGCCGTGTTGACCTCGACGGGCTCGGCGAAGGCGCGCTGGTAGAGCGGGGGCACGACGCGGTCGTATTCGGCCTGGAGCGTCCGCTCGAAAGCGGCCGGGGCGGTCGCGGGGCCGATGTTGGCCTCGACATCGCGGGTCAGCCGCGCGTTGGCGCCACGAGCGCGGGCGACGAGCGGGTCGGTGACAGCCTCACGGGTTTCCGGCAGCACGGCAAGGCCCTGCGCCCGGCCCTCGAACGAGGGCGAGGCGTCGAGCAGCATCGCGTCGGGACCGAGTTCGGTCAGTCGGGCCCGCACCGCGTCGGGGCCGCCCGCGTTGCGGAGATCTCCCGCGAGCTTGCCCGCCGCATCTGTTCCCATGCCGGGAACTGGCGTGCGGCGCGCGGCGACCGCATCACCAACGGCACGTGCCGCCCGGCCGACGAGATTGCCGACGATAGGTGCAGCTGCGCCGCCAGCAGCACCCGCGATGGCGCCGTTACGCGCCGTCACCGGATCTCCATCGCTCCTGACAGCAGAGTCGGCGCCGCCGATGATCCCACCAGAGGCAAGTGATGCCACGGTCCGAGTGCCGAGACCTGCGGTCCCAGCCCCGAATGCGGCCGGAGCCGCCGCGACGAGCGGCGCCGTGCCGACGACCCCACCGAGCACTTCACCGCCAACCGTGGCCTTCGGGTTCTCCTTCGCGGTCGCCTCGCCGAAGGTCTCGACGTTGTGCAGCTCGTCGCTGAACTTCGTGTCGTTCTTCAGCGAGCGGATGCCGGCGACGGCCCTGTTCACCCCGCCGAGCAGGTAGGGACCGACGACGGGGACGCCGTTGATGATGCCACGCCCGACGGCGGCCGAGCCGTCGCCTGGTAAGCCGGCAGCTGGCAAGTCGCTCGGTGGAGGATTGGCCGCGATCAAGGCCTCGAAGGGATCGAGACGTGCGCTTGGTTTCGCAGCGGGCGCCGGGTTTGCTGCAATCAGATCGTCGAACGGATCGCTCATTTGCCGAGCTTCCTCGGGTCGATACCCGCCTTCGCGAGCATGTCCTCAAGCTGGGGGCGAAGGTCCGGGCGGTCCTTCAATATGCCCTTCGATTTGGCCAAGTAGCTGTCCCAGGTGTAGCCCTCCGGAGGGCGACCGCCCTTCACGACCTCGGGCAGGGCGCGCTTGCCGCTGTCCGCCGCCGGATCGGCTCGGGACGGCGCGAGCTTTGGCCCCTTGAGCGCGTCGGGCAACTTCACGACGCGGCCCTCGTCCAGGCCCTGGCCCTTCGCGAGGTCACTGTAGCGGGACGCCACCGACTCGGCGCCCTGGCGAGCCTGCCCATAGAGACGACCGGCGGTGTCGATGAAGTCCTGCCGCTGTCCGTCGCTCAGAAACTCGCCGTTGATCGCTTTGTTATAGAGGTTCCTGACCTTGTCATCGACACCGCCCGCGTTCTGCGCCGTCGCGTATTCGCCCTCTCGGACGACCGAGCCCGGATCGAGCATCCTCATGTATCCGAAGACGAGCGCGATATCGGATGCGGGCGAGATGCTGTTCGGGTTGGCCTCGCGTTGCTCGGTAGCGGCGATCAAGCGGCGGTAGCCGTCCTGCACGTCGTTGAAAGTGCCGAGCTGCTTGGTGAACTCTCCACGGAGCTTCGCCTCGGCCTCTGTGCTCTTATCCCGGTCGGGTACCGAGGCGACGACGCGATCGCCCTGCATGCGCTGCTGGCCAGGGCTGAGCGTGTACGCCTCCTCCTTCGGAGCGGCCACGAAGCTTGGGGTGGAATATTCGCCCGGCGGGAGAACGGTTTGCCCCGGGCTGAGGACGGTGGGTGTCAGGGGGCGTCGCTGGGCGTCTTTGTATTGGATGAAGGTGCCAGGGAAGCCCTGCGCCTGCGCCATCGCATATTCGCGCTGGTCGCTGGTGAGCTTGCCGGTCTCCATCTCGTTCGCGAGCAGGGTCTTCACCACGCCCTGCTGCTGCTCAGACAAGCCGGGGATCAGCGAGGCACGGATCAGCGCTCCGATCCGCTCCGGCGAGCCCGGCGCGGCGCGCCCGACCGCGCCCGCCACGGGACGGGGAATCCCCGCACCCGCGAGCTGCACCGAAACCGGCATGCTGCTGACGCCGGCAGACGGAGCCGCCGTCCCCTGGCTGTCTTGGCCAGGAATGACGAAGGCGGCAGGCTGTGCACCGGGAGCGGGCTTGTTCGCCGCGTCGGGGTCGGCCGAGGCAAGCTGCGTCGGCGACGTGGGTGTGGAGGCCTGGACCGGCGCGGCGCCGCCAGGGAAGTGCCCTGTGCGCTCGGCGTAGACCTGACCAGCCGTCTTCGGCGAGCCGTCGCGGTTGAAGAAAATCGTCCGGTTGGCTGCCGCAGCGCCGGGCGAAACGAACTGCGTCGCGGGCGCGTCAGGGTTCGACGTGGCCCCGGCGATGAAGCGCGGGCCGCCAGCCTCACCGAGGAAGTGGCTGACGTAGAGATTACCTGGCGTGATCGGGATGCCGGCGCGGGACAGCGCGTCGGAGTTGTCCTTGGTGAAGGCCTGCATGGCCCGATCCTGCTGCCCGGCATCGGTCCGGCCGTTCGGGGTCAGACCGAGATCGGGATACTTCCGCGCGAGCCCGTTCCAGGTGTCCTGAGTGAACTGGTAGCGCCCGGTCGCGGTGCTGTTGGGGTTCTTGGCCGTATCGGAGCCGCCGCTCTCGACGCCCCTAACCGTGTCGAGATAGCTGCCCATCCCGCCGCCAGCCGATGCGAAGGACGGCAGCTTCTGGCCTGCATCGCGATAGGTCTGGCCCATCGTGCCGAGCGTGCCACCGGGTGCGGAGGCGGACGTCGCGTCGGCCCCACCGCCGAAAAGGCCGCCGAGGGTGTTTGCGAGCTCCTTGCTTGCGCCACGCCCTTCCCCGAGTTTCACCAGGGCAAGGCCGGTCGAGAGATCGCCGGCCTTCAACGCGACATCGGCCGCGCCCGAATAGTCGCCAGCCTTCAGCTTCTCGCCGAGGTCGCGAGCGAGCATCTGCTTGCCAACGCCATCGACCTGATCGGCGAAGCTCTTCCCGAGCGCGCCAAGAGTCGTCGAAAAGTCTGCCTTGGGGACCGCGATCCCGAATGCGCCGCCGCTCATCGCATCATCCGAAAATGGAGAAGGCTTTGCCGATGCCGCCGGCGAGATCGCCGATCGACTTCACGCCGCTGAAGATCGCGTTCAGGCCATTCATCTGGGCCTGCTGGCCAGCCTGCAGGCCGGCGGCACCAGCCTGGGCGATGCCGTTCGCCGTCGAGGAGGCCAGCCCCGCCTTGGCGGTACCGGTCTGCAGCGCGGCGTTGCCGAGGGCTCCGAATGTTCCAGCCTGACCGGTGGTGGCGCCATACCTCTTCGTGTCGAGACCGGAGAGATTGGACAGCCAGTTGCCGTAATCCTGCGAGGCAAGACCCGAGGCGAATTTCATCGCATCAGTGTCGGCGTTGCCGGAGGCGAGCGTGCCGTTTACGGCCCGGGTGCGGTTAAGGGCCTGAAGCCCTTGGTCGAGGTTGAACCCGTAGCCGGCGCTCTGCTGATACGAGTTTTTGGCCGCGTCGGCGGCGGCCTGCCCGTTCACTCCGAGGGCGTCCTGATACAGTTGCGACCCTGCCCCATAGCTGTTGGCGAGATTGCCGAAGGTGGTCGCAGCCTGCCCGTAGGCGTCGGAGGCGCGGCTGTAGCCCTGGTCGAGAGCAGCATCACCCTGATCCTTGCCCTGCTGGAGCTGCTGCGCGGCGAAGATCGCAGCCTGTCGCTGCGGCTTGCCCGAGAAGATGGACGACACGGAGCGGCTCCTACTTGGCTTCGAGGGCGGCGATCCGCGCCTCCTGCTCCCGGATCACGGCGAGCAGCACGGAGAAGAAGGCGAACCACTCGCGGGATGGGGCGCCCGACGGCAGAGCGACGGCCGGGGCCTGCGCGCTCGGGATCTGGGGAACGGCGATGCTCATTCGGTCCTCGCGTCGATCGCCTGCGCCCCGCCGAGCAGGGCGCAGTAGACGGGGTCGCTCACGTCGATGCGCCAGATCCGGCCCTGAGGTCCGGTCATGCCAGTGCGCAGGAGCGAGACGCGGGTCCGGCTCTCGCCCTGGCGGCCGAGCGAACGCGACAGCGGGTTCGACCACCGCACTCCGCCGTCATCCGACCAGGAGATCAGGGTGCGAGGGTCGCGGATCGTGGGGTCGGCGGAGAGTCGCCCAACGCCCATCGTGAAATCGAAATCGGCCCGGGGGATCGCGAGCCGTTGGGGGAAGGCTTGGCTGGGCAGGCTCTCGACGCGGAAGCGAAGAGGCGAACCGACCTCATCGAGGGCGGTCTCTGTCACGGTCAGGAGGCCGGTCCCAACGGTGTCGCCGACCAGCCAGCGCCCGAAGGCCTTCACCGAGTGCGAGGCCCGCCAGCGCGACGCCTCGTGGCTCGCGCGCTCGTGCCACTGGCCCGTGGTCAGGTCGAAGACCCAGGTCCGCGTCGGCATCGACACGACCCAGCACGCATGACCGGCGACGAGATGGACCGAGGCCTCGATCGCGGTCGGATCAATCGCGGCGGCAGCGGCGAGGTCGCGCTCGACGTCATGGGTCGAGATCCGGGCGGGGGTGTAGCCAGAGAGCTTGTAGACCACCGCGTCGTCGCCGACCCAGATCAGCTCGTTCGACCAGCCCTCTTCCTGGCCCGCCACCGCCGACGGTCCGATCAGGCCGCGCGGAATGCCGGTGATGCGGGCGAGCGGGAAGCCGTTGGCCTGCGCCTGTCCGCCGTAGACGCCGATCCCGGCCGGGCCGAACAGGAAGAGCTCGTCCCGGAACGCCACGCCACGGGTCAGGCCGCCGGGGCGGGCCTGCTCGACGGTGTAATCCAGGGTGTTGAATTCGAGGCTGTTGACCTTGGTCGCGTAGCAGTAGCCGTTCCCCGCAGTGAAGAAGAGGAAGCCGAACAGCTCGGTCACGCTGTTCGGCGCGGGCAGGCCACCGGGGATGGAGAGCGGGCGCGGCGAGGCGGTCGGCGTGACCTGATAGGCCCCGTATTCCGTGACCGCGACGGCATCCGGTACCGGCGCGCGGTTGTTGCGCGCGATGGTCACCGCCTTCCGGCCCGGCAACTGGCCGAGCAGGTTGACCGAGCCGTCCTGTCGGATCTCGACGAGCTTGTTGTGGTAGGCGCCGAGCACCGTCGAGCCGACGAGGCGGAAGCCGCGCGGGCCGTAGCAGGCCGTGTCAGCGAACTGGACCAGACCCGGTGCCCGCCGCCGGGACGCAGGCGCACGCGCGCCGTCGCCGAGCTGCTCGACGAACGCATTGATGAGCCGCCCCGCGCCCTCGGCCGCCGAAAGGCCAGGCCGGGACGAGAGCGGCCACTGGATCGCGGGCATGGATCAGTCCGACGACGAGCCGGAGGGCGTGACAGGGCCGGAGAACTGAACGATCGGCGGGAGGCCGCAGCGGCGCCCCCAGAACGGCTCGATCCGCATGGGCGGCCGAGCGTCATAGACCCGGTACGCGAGGCGCAGATCCATCCGGGCCCGATCGGCGAGCGCGACGAGATCGGAGGCCTTCTGCCCTGCGATGCCGAAGGGCACCATGGCCGCTTCGGCTATGATCGCGGCAAGCGGCAGGTAGGCCGCGTCGTCGATCTCGTCGCCGGTCAGTTTGGCGACCCCGTCGTCGAGCAGCTTCGCGCAGACGGGCTCGATCAGATCATCGACCTCGGCCCGGTCCTCGTCGCTCGGCGCCTGCCCAGCGGCGAGCACGCCGAGGTTCTTCAGGACGCGGGCGATGAGCTGCTCGCGGGTCTTCATCTTAGCGAGCCCTTGCGGCGGTCTTCGGCGCGGTGGCGGCTTCGAGGTCCTTCTTGGCCGAGGCGAGTTCGGCCTCCAGCCTCTCGATCGCGGCATGAGCCTCGTCGCGGGCGGCGGCCGCATCGGCGCCGTCGGCTTCGGCCTTCGCCAGCGCGGTCTTCAGCGTGGCGATCTCAGCCGCAGCCGCGCCGAGCAGGCCTTCCGCCTTGTCGATCTCCTCGACGAGGGCCTCGTTCTCCTGCGAGCCGGCCGCGATGATGCCCTTCAGCCGCTCGATCTCGTCGATGGCGGTGTCGGGCGAGGCAGCGGCCGGGATCAGGTCTACTGCGTTGACGACCGAGTCGGCGTAGGGGCGACCGGCGGCGCGATCGGTGAGCGCCTCCGCCGTGGCCTTGGCCGGGTCGGTGATGACGTCGGGCGTGGCGGACCAGCCCTCGGGCAGGTCCTCGCCGAGTCCGAGCTGGAAGATGCGGGCCTCGCCGTCGGCCTTGTAGCCCCAGGTCGGGATGATGACGGGATCGGGATTGTCCATGAACGCCTCGTCTGGCGGGGCGCTCACGGCCCCAGAACGACGAAGGGCGCCACGAGGGCGCCCTTTCGTCTTAGCGGTGGTGGGAGGGGGTTAGCCGTTCAGGCGAACCGCGAGGCGCGGATCCACGGCCTTCACGCCATAGAGGATGTCGAGACGCATGTTCGAGATGTCGTTCGTCCCATCGTAGTAGCTGATGAGGCGGACGCTCAGTCCCTTGTACGACTCGCGCTCGCAGACCACGGCGCCATCCGGCTTCACCAGCGGCACCACGGCTAGAGCGAACGCGCTCTTATGGGCCATGATGTTCTGGCTGTAGTTCGAGCTGGCGGCACCCATCCAGGACACCGCCGCGCCAGCCGCCGGAGCAGCCGAGACGGTGGTGAACGCACCGGCCGGCAGAGCCGCCGGAGCGATGATCGCCGGATGGATCTGGAGGGTGGCGTTGCCCGAGCCATCCGCCACGGCGGCGGCCGTCACGGTGAACTGGCGCAGGAACGAGAGCGGCTGCTTGGTGACGTGGTTCACCGCGAACACGCCTGCGATGGTGAAGACCTCACCGGCCGCGATCGTGGCGCCGGCACCGAGGCCCGACACGTTGAAGAGCTGGCCGCCGAAGTCCTTCACCGCCACGCCGTTGGCGAGGACTTGGGTGTAGGTGACGTTCTGGCCTGCACCGTTGACGGTGCCGTTGGTGCGCGTCCCCGTGGAGAGGGTCGGCACGTTCTGGCTCATGTAGGTATCGACCTGCGCGATGCGGCCCACGGCACCATCGCGGTAGGCATCGGCCACCAGCTTGTCGTTGTAGAACTGGCTCTGCGCACCCGCGAGCCCGGACTCGTCATCCGGCGAGAGCATGCAGAAGCGGGAGTCGCGGGGCACCGAGAGGTTGTTCAGGCGGGTGGTACCGCGCAGGAAGCCGGGATAGCTCGACAGGACGTTGCCCGGGGTGCCGACCCAGTTGGCGACGTTGGTGTAGAGGCCCATCACGTCCTGATCGACTTGGTTGGCCAGGGAGACCATCGCGGGCTTGATGACCCGCTCGGACAGCTCACCGATGTTCAGGGTGCGGTCGGTCGAGGAGACCTTGAGATCGACGCCCTTCTTCTTGTTCACGGTGATGGAGGTCGTGCCCTCGGTGATGTCCTGGGCCTGGGCGACGTCACCATCGCGGACCTGGAATTGCGGGGGCCGCTTGATGGTGACGGTGGCGCCCTTCTCGTAGCCGTTCACCGTGGAGGCGAACTCGGCCTCGTAGCCACGGAAGACCTTCGAGGCAGCGACGAGTTCGTTGTCGAGCACCTTGACCGCCGCTTTGGCGATCATGTTGTTGGTGATGAAGTTGTTGGGCATGGTCTGATCGTTCCTGTCGGATTACGCCCCGCGCGAGCGGTACGTCTTGGCCAGCCACGCATCGAGCTCCGCGTCGGGAGACGATGGCGCAGCGGAGCCGCCGACGGGCTTCGCGGGAGCGGGGGCTGAGGGGGTCTTCTTCGGTTTCGCCAGGGTGAGGCGGGG